ATGCCCTTTGAAGAGATAGAAACATCATAACCACCAGCAAGAATCTTACTGATATTTTCTGTTTTGAATACCATACGATACTTACTGCCGTCACCATCACCAAGAGCAAGTGCATCGGTGTGTGCGGAGTCATTTGCCAAATCGATAGTTACGATATTGATTTTCTTACCATCAGATTCAATAGCAACCTGTGGTGAAGATAGAACTGATGCAGCTCGCATAACCCAATCATAGTCTTCAGCAGAAAGAGTGAAGTTAATCTCTGCATCAGGCATTGTCAATTGTTTCTCGGGCGGAACAACAATCATTGTTGGTTCACAGAAACGATATTTAATCTTACTGCGACCTTTGTTACCAACGATGACAACATGTTTCTCATCAAACTCAAATGTTGGGTCATCTTTGTGTAGTGATACGACAGACAAGAAATTGTTCAAGTCATATACACCGAAGTCTGCTGGAATATCTTCTTTGATATCTACCTCAGCAAGAATATTTTTATGTGAAGAAACTGTTTTGAGTTTCTTACCTTTTTTAAACATGATGCCTTGATTTATGGCACCGAAGTTTTTTAACACCGATAGTGTGTCGTTTGATAATTTCATTTAATACCTCTCATAATTAAGAATTGTCATCAACAGAATACATTATATCATGTTCATACAGAAACATGAGGCAACAAAGAGCATGAGCAAGGTGATTTTTTCCTGATTCAGAATCATTCTGTTCACCTTCTTTCCATGCCCATAAATGCCTTTGCAATGCATCAAAGTATCTCCGTTTAGAATCGGGAACATGTTTCCAATTATCCGGTTCATACTTCTCTGCACCAAAGGTCAATATCTCAACTGTAGCTTTTAGTGCAAGTGGTGGCAGTAAACCATATTGTAGTTTACCACCATCAAACTTACGACCGCCAGTTGTAGCGGTTTGAGATGCTTTTATTACATCAGTTGTCATAGTTTACCGGTATACTGTGCAACAGCAGGCATGTTACCTGTAAATGCATAGGTACCAATGTGCTGAGTTTTCATCCAAGGACAAAGGAAAATTTGTCCACCCATTTTACGCCACATTTGACAGAACATATAATCTTCAGACAAGTAACGGTCAGAACCACCGCCTGTGATTGATTCTTTAGAATCGATTACAGTATCAAAGTAAGCGTGAATATACCTTGAACCATCAAAGTTTGCTTGACCAACATGGTCTGGTTTATATTTGATAGTTGGATATTCTTTTGCCATCTTATCAAAGACAGTTCGGTTTACCAACATGTAACCAGTACCAATTTCCATAACTTCTAATGGTTCGGTAACTTGAAACTGTTGTGTACCTTTTACCACATTGAAAACATATTCACCAACAAGAGTTTCAAGTTCTTTTGGTTGCATGTCTGGATGATTTCTTGCAGCTTGTGCAATGTTACTCCAGTTCATTGATTTCTTTGGATAAGGTCCACCAATAACATCTTTATCTAATGCTAATAGTGCGACAACATCTTGTGGGTTGAAATGAATATCGGAATCGATAAACAATAAGTGTGTGTAATCTGTACGAAGGAATTCATCAACAAGATAGTTTCGAGCTCTTGTGATTAATGATTCGTTGAAAAGGAAAGAAAATTTGGTTTCAATGCCATATTTTCCCATTGTTGCTTGTAAGTCTAGGCATGATTTCATGTATAAACCATGATTCATTCCACCATACATTGGTGTGGCAACAAAAAGTTTTTTCTTTTTTAGTTCTTCAATGTTAACTTGTATTTCCATAATATGCCCATTCTGTAATAAAAAAAAGGAGAGATACTAATATATATCTCCCCTTTCGCATTTTTCCTAAGAAAAATTAGGCAAATGCACGCTCACCAGTGGAACGAATTGCAGCGATGCCTGCAGCAACCATACGCTTAGTTGGTGTACCCAAGCGATAGAAAGCAACTTTGTCACCATTCGCATTGATGCGGGTGTTCAGGTAAATTGCATTACCTTCATTACGCAACTCATTGATGGTTGCGGATGGATTTGCAACACCGAATACTGATTGCATTTTGTTTGCAGTCAAAGTGTTGTAAGAACCTTCTTTAGAAAGATAGGCAAGGACTTTAGATTTTGTTGTCATATAGACTCCATGATAAAAAACGAATCGCTGAAAAAAATTATCTGAGAGGCGACTCAATCTCTCAAATGATGTGTAAGTATAACACTCTTTTGACAAGGTGTCAAGCGTTTATGCGGCAATCAACTCTTTTGCAGGTCTATTGCCTTTAGATTCATTGTATTTACGGCAAACCAATTCAAGGTTATCTAAGGCAGTTTTGCCACCTTTGGAATAAGGTATCACATGGTCAGCAGCCCACAAATCGTGGTTGTTAATTTCATCCTCAGAAATCACTTTGTTTGTTCGTGGACAAACACCACCTTGTTTTACCCATGCTTGATATCTTTGCACAGGTGTAAACAATCTTTCGGGATCAACATCAGTAACAATGCCTTTCGGAATCATTCCGGAATCTTCTAAGATAGTATCTAAACGAGCAGGCAAAAAGTTTGATGAAGCGGCAGAACCTGTTGCATTGTAACTCAGTTCAGTACCATTTTTCAAGGTAACAATCTTGCGGTCAATATTAGCCACACGTTTGTTTTCTGTTGCCATAAACCATTTGATAAAATCTTTATCATTTAAGATTTTAATTTTCTCTTTATTGATATGACAAATCAACATGAACAAATTAGTAAGTGTAGATGGGTCTTTAAAACCTTTATCTGTATACTTTTCCACCAAAGTCAAAGTATCAGAAATATTTTTCTGTCCACCTTTTTTTGTGATGTGTGACCATACTGTAGAGTTATCTTCATATGCCTCAAACTTATCTTTCTTGGAAATGCCGTGAGCCGGACCATAAGCAGAACATACTGCTAAGTTAACAATCTGTTCATCAATCTTCAAACGAAGATTAGCACTACGGAAAATATACTTAAATGCACCTGCATATTTTTCGGCTGTTTGACGTACATATTCAGCAAAAGGAACAAGAATTGCATTACGGCGTTCTTGGTCATTCAATGAAAAACCATCATTGATATTAATAAACAAACGAGACAAATCTTCCCGTGTTGCAGTAACGTATTCGCAAATTGTAATTATTACATTAGCAAAAATATGGTCTTTCAATGCCTTAGGATGTGTTTTAAATGTATTGTTACTAGAGTTAATTATAACAGGCAAATCAGGCAAATCATATTGTCCATTTTGAATGACAACTTCACCATTCAAGTATTTGTAAATTGTTTGTGTACGGTTGTTACCATCAATAGCAATTTTATCATATCCCTCTTGCAAGTAATAATTAAAATATTCATAGTCAAGTGAATCTTCAAGTGTCTGTTTGAGACATTCTTCAATATTAGCAACAATGATTTTAGAAGGTGCTTGACCTGTAATCAATGATGTAATATACCTAGACTCTTGGTTTTTATCCCAACAAGCACTACGATTAAAAGATTTATCAAGGACAGTTTTATTGCGGAAGGCTCCAATTTTGTCACTCATCAAATTGTATTGGCGGTCAATACCAAGGGTTACTTTACTTACTTTCATCACATTTTCCTTACATAACAAGGGTTTTTAAAAAATGCTCTCATATCAGATTAAGAGCACGGAGAAATAGGGTTGAGAACCAACCCTAAATTTTAGAAAGGAATATCTTCTTCAGGTTCAGGAACTTCTTCTGCCGTTATTGTAGAGGCAAGAATTGTTTCGGTATTTGCACCTGCATCAACTTTGGTATACAGGTCAAGGAATGATGCCTTTGTATCATCATCAAAGCGGTTCAAACAAAGACCAATTGCCTTCATCTTATCACCAAAGATACCAAAGGTTTCTACGATATGCACTAAACGGCGAGTAGAAATCACTTCATCACAACCGCCATCAGCGAATGTTTTACGAATAACATCAGCCCATGTAACAAGTTTTTCTGCAAACTCATTATCGGTACGACCAACAGAGGTCAATTCTTTTTCGATAATCTTACGCTCTGTCTTAACAGGAGGAAATTCTTGTTCCATTGTTGTACGGAATCTTTCCAAGAAAGCTTCGTTCAATACGTTGGTGAACATATAACGACCATCATCAGAACCTTTACCTTTTGTATTTGCAGTAGCAAACACGGTAAAACCTGGAGCAGGTAAAATCATTTCACCTTTTTTCTTCAGCATGAAAGGTTTGCCTTCAAGCACACGTTGCAATGAAGAAAGGTTTTGAGCACCATAATCAATTTCATCAATACACAAAACGGCACCTTGTCGAGCAGCAGTAGTCACGGGACCATCACGCCATTCCATATTACCATTCACTAGAACATAATTACCGAGCAAATCACTTTCATCGGTTTCAGGTGTCATTGATACGCAAACAAATTTACGTTTTGATTTGGCACAAGCCTGTTCAATAGACATTGTTTTACCATTACCAGAATGACCAGTAATGAAAACAGGGAAGAAGCGGTGTGCATTTACAATTGCAAGCACATCTTCAAAGTTGCCAAATGGCACATAATTTTTATAGGATTTAGGAATTAAATCAGTAGACTCCAAATCAGTTTGAATATTCTGAATACGGTTTTCAGATTTCTCTACATGTTTAGTCATAGGTAAAACTTGAGCTGTCATTTCAATTGCGGGAACAGAAGTAACTACTGCACCAGATGATGGCACCTTGTAAAGACCTCTACTAATTTTATTTTTTTCATCATTGGTAAACCAATAAGGATGAGCAATGTTTATTTTCTCACAAATTTCTGTGATTTCTGACTTAGTAACCTGATTTTTACCAGTTAGTACTAAAGTATCAATAAACATTTGTTTTTTCTGAGCACGATTCATAATATAAAAACCTCTTTAATTCACAAGATACACATAGTATAACACAACTGGCCGATTTGTCAACCAGCGTGTTGCCCAAAAACAACAGTTCAAACTGCCATTCCCT